AACCACTGGAGGAACTACAGGAGGAACTACTGGAGGAACTACTGGAGGAACTACTGGCAACGGAGAAGGAACTGGTACTGGTACTGACACTGGTACTGGATCTGGTGTCGGAGCTGGAGAAGAAACTGGGGAAGGTACTGGTACAGGCATAGGAACTGGTGAAGGGACTGGAGAAGGAACTGGAACAGGAGAAGGTACTGGTGAAGGCGAAGGTGTCGGAGAAGGCGTAGGCGAAGGTGAAGGCACTGGAGAAGGCGTAGGTGAGGGCACAGGTACAGGCGAAGGCGTTGGTGGTGGAGAAGGAACTGGAGAAGGTGAGGGAGAAGGCGAAGGTACAGGCACAGGTTCTGGAGACGGTACTGGAGCAGGAACCGTTGCACCTTCACGAGGTTATAAACCACAAGGAAGTCTTGGTGGTGGATACATGGGCGGCTTAAGTTACCAGTTACCGCAGTTTGTAGGAGTACAGTACCAGCCTAAAGACTACACTGTTGAGTTAAACCGTATTATTAATGAAAGTTTGTTTAAAGGAATGATCTAATGACTTACAAAGATCTAGTCAATAATGTACTTAGGAGGCTCAGGGAAACAGAGGTTAATTCTGTGCAAACTAATTCCTACAGTAAACTCATAGGTGACCTTGTGAATGACGCAAAGGACCTTGTGGAAAACTCATGGGACTGGTCTGCACTTAGGACTACACTTACGATTACTACTACGGCTGACGTCTTCAATTACTCCTTGACTGGTAGCCAGAATAACATCAAGGAACTAAACGTGTTAAACGACACGTCTAACTTCGTGATGCACTACCAGACTAACAACTGGTTTGACTCACAGTTCCTGTTGTCAGCACCGGAAACAGGGTCACCAATGTACTACACGTACAACGGTGTTGACGCAGACGGAGACACGTTAATCGACGTTTACCCAAAGCCTGACGGAGTTTACTCCTTACGTTTTAACTGCGCTCTACGTAACCCTGACTTAAGTGCAGACACTGACACACTGAAGATACCAGCGATGCCCGTAGTACACCTTGCTGTAGCCTTTGCTGCTCGTGAGCGTGGGGAAACTGGTGGTACTTCGACTCCAGAGTACTTTTCTATGGCTAATAAGTACTTGTCAGACGCTATTGCACAGGACGCTGGCAGACACCCAGAAGAAACTATCTTCTACACGCCTTAAGGTACACACTATATGGCACAAGAACTAAAAAGTATTAATCTTGTAGCTCCGGGCTTCAAGGGTATCAACACTGAGGACTCACCGTTGTCTCAGGACCCTTCTTTTGCTGAGACTGCTGACAACGCAGTGATTGACAAAAGAGGGCGTATAGCGGCACGTAAGGGCCTCAGTGTCACGACTACTGACAAGACAGAGTTAGGCAGTGACAACCTGAGTGCTATTAAGGAGTTCAGAGACGCTAACGGTAATACTAAAGTCTTTTCTGTAGGTAACAATAAGATACTCAGCGGTACAACCACGTTGGCTGACGAGACTCCGGGCAGCTACACAATCACTGCTGACGACTGGAAGATGGTCAACTTTAATGACAGTATTTACTTCTTTCAGCGAGCATACGAACCTCTTGTGTACGACAACACAGGCGGTTCTGTAATTAAACTTAGTACAGTTGCAGGAGCAGCAGGTGTTGCTTCAACGATGTACGGTAATGAAGTCTTGGCGGCTTATGGCAGACTATGGACTGCTGACTTCGCTACAGACAAATCAACTGTTTATTGGTCTGACCTTTTGATAGGACATGACTGGTCCGGTGGAACCTCTGGGTCCATCGACATAGCTAAAGTATGGCCTGACGGTTTTGACGAGATTGTTGCACTAGCTGCTCATAACAATCTTTTGATTATCTTTGGCAAACGCAGTATTGTAGTTTACTCAGGTGCTGATGCTCCTGCTACTATGGCCTTGTCCGACACTATTTCCGGTGTTGGCTGCGTAGGAAGAGACACTGTTCAGTACACAGGTGTAGACGTAATTTTTCTTTCTCAGTCTGGCTTAAGAAGCTTCGGAAGAACGATACAAGAAAAGTCCATGCCAATAAGCAGTTTGTCCGGGACGATTACTACGGACATCATACAGTTAATCAACGAAGCAAACGAAGTTTACAAGTCTGTGTATTACCCGGAAGCAAACTTCTACCTACTAACTTTTACAAACCAAAACATGACTTATTGTTTTGACATTAGAGGAACTTTGGAAAACGGGTCATACAGAGTAACACGCTGGCCCGGCACTGGTTTTACTTGTTATGAACGCAAAGACGACGGAAGTTTACTCATAGGCAGCTCAGAAGGCATAGGACAGTACACAGGTTTTCAGGACAATGGCAGTTCCTATAGTTTCAAGTACTTTAGTCCTGAGTTGTCTTTTGGTGACCCTTCTAAACTTAAGTTTTTAAAAAAGATCAGACCGACGATAGTAGGTGGTAGTGGTCTTGACGTACTACTTAAGTGGGACTACGACTTCGGCTCCTCGTACAACACAAGTATTATAACTCTGAGGGACCAATCAAAAGCAGAGTTTGGGATAGACGAGTACAACATAGGTCAGTTTTCTGATGGTATTCTGACGTCCAAAGATGCTGTAAACACTAATGGCAGCGGAGGAACCTTGAGCATAGGTATGGAAACAAGCATCAACGGTAACGAACTGTCAATACAAGAAATCAATGTACTTGCATTAGTAGGTAAAACAATATGAGTAATTATACTAAAGTAACGGACTTTGCTTCAAAAGACACTTTGTCTTCTGGAGATCCTAACAAAGTCATTAAGGGAACTGAGTTTGAAACTGAGTTTGATAACATTGCAACTGCAATAGCTACAAAGGCAAACACTGCTGGACCTACGTTCACAGGGACTGTCACAATACCTGCCTTGACTTTTACAGGTACGTTAGCTACAGGAACGATTAACGGAGGGACTTACTAATGGCTGAGACAGATCCAAATACTGACCCAAACGCCCAAGGTTTTGATGGGCTAGGCTTGCTAGGTAATTTATTAGGTGCTGCTACTGGCGGTTACCTAACTAAAGAAGCATACGACAGGCTTGGAAACATAGGGCAGTTCGGTTTTGAACAAATGGCTGGTACGTATGACGAAGCAGGTAATTTAATAAGGCCGGGACTAGCCCAAGAACTCCGTGGTATGCTGGAGTTCCAACCGTACACCGTGACTTCTGCTACTGGTGGTCAGTTTGGCATGACAAGAGATCCTGCTACGGGTCAGATGGTTTACCAACTAGATGCTTCTCCTCAAGAACAAGCCATGCAACAAACTTTGTTTGGTGGCGCAAGTCAGTTAGCACAACAGGCTGCTGCTCCTTACGATCCCATGTATGAAGAACTAGCTAAACAAGCTTACGGTGGTGTTGGCGGTCTTATTACACAAGCACAGCAAGCTGCTATGGATGCTGGAGCTATGGACAGAGCAGCAAGAGAAGAACAAGTCTATGGACAGCTCAGGGCTTTACAGTCTCCTGAAGAAGAACGCCAACGTTTAGCACTAGAGCAACGTTTGGCGGCTCAAGGACGCTCAGGTGTACGTACAGCGCAGTTTGGTGGAACACCTGAACAACTAGCAAGGGCTAAAGCTCAAGCAGAGGCTCAAAACCAAGCGTCTCTTCTGGCTATACAACAGTCAGGCGCTGAACAACAACTTGCCCTCGAAAGAGCTGCTAATTTACAAAACCTTGCTTCCGGTATGTTTGGCATGGGAACTCAAGCTAGAGCGACTCCTAGAGAACTACAAAGAGCAGATCTGGCTAATATGTCAGGAATGATGGCCGCTGGTTACGTACCACAGGCACAGTTGTTGTCTGCTGTACAGCCCGGTATGACTGCTGCAGAACGTCAGAGACAAGCTATGTCGGAACAAGCTGGTGCTTATGGAGAAACCTACGCTACTGGCTTACAGGCATTGTTGCAATCTGGTTTAGGCCAAGGTACTTTGGTAGGAAACTTAGGAACTGGTCTTGTTAGTTCAGCTCTTGGTGGCTTGTTTACATAAGGAGAATATATAATGGCAAGATTTGGAGAAAGTTTCTTAGCGCAGTTAGGCAGTCACGGCTGGTCACAAGGTATGTTTGGCTTCGGTCAGGCTATTGGTGGTATTCCGGGTCAACTGCAGCAAAAAAGAAAGGAGCAGGAACAGCTAAAGCGTTATGACCAGATCGCACAAATGAGTCAGCAGGGTACTGCAGCAGCACAGTCAGGCGACGTTGCAACCGTAACTTCTACGATAAACCAGCTACAACAAACTAGAGAAAATGCTAAAACCTTAGAAGAAAAAGAAGCTATAGAACGAAGGATTACACAGCTTCAAAGCCTTTTACCCGGAGCAGAAAAAGTTTCTATAGGTAACAAGGCTAAAGAACTAGTCAACATTGAGCAGAAACTAAAGTCTTTACCTGCTGGTAGCACACCTCAGCGGCTTGCATTACAAAAACGACAGGAAATTCTTCAGCAAGACCCTGAAGCTATGCGACAATACCAACAGTATCAGTTAGATGCGTGGAGGTTTCAACAGGCTGAAGAAGAGATGCAAGCAGGGCAGTGGCTTGACTCTAACAAAGTGTCTATTTTAGAAGCAGTTGAAAACGGGGACACCAAAACTTTAAATGATATTATTGAAGGTGCTGGTGAAAACGCCGAAGCAGCTCAAAAGTTTGTTGATGTTTCTTTAAGAAGTGCTGAATTAATGGCTGAGTTTGAAGAAAACAACATAGAAAGAAAAATGGCTCCTAGTGTAGATTATTACACAGAACAAGTTAATAATCTTCCTGAAGAAATAGGCCAAAATTTAAAGACTACTTTAGCTGCTTACAAAGAAGTATCTGAAAAAGGCTGGAACGGTAGTCAATGGACTGCTGGCTTAAGAACAAGAGCAAAACAATTAGAACGCGAGCTTCAGGGACAGCTTAGAGCCATTAATAGTCAAATAGCTACTTCAGAATATTTTGAAGCAAAACGTGAAGAAAGAGCCACAAAAGAACAAATTAAAAAAATCGAGATAAAACTGGATGCGCCTATGGATTCTAGTTATATAATAGAAGGGCGTCGTCATGTCAACTCTTTTTTTAAACAAGAAGATAGGACCGATGAGCTTGTATCACAATACGCTAGAGAATACTATGAGCGTGATCGTAGAAAATGGCTACAAGAGCTTGCTTCTTTAACAGGAGAAGAACCCGTTGAAGAAGTAGAAGAACTAGAAAAAGGTTCTTTTGTTGTGGTAGGAGGAGAAAATACAACTGTAGCCATGTTTAAAGAATCTGTTTCTAAACTAGGTGAAGAAGAAACAATACGGAGATTAAAAAAACAGGGGGCAACCGAAGCAGACATTAATTTTTTAAGGGGGGGAAAAGCCCCTGAACCGACTGAAAGAGAAAAACGCATGGAAGCTTTGGGAACTAGGGATGAGCGTGTAAGCGCCCTTGGTAGAGGTTTTGTTGCGCGTACAGACGCTTTAGGGTCTAGGGCTGAACGTATGAAAGCTTTAGGATCTAGGGAAGAACGTACATCTTCTTTGTTTAATTAAGGAATGTAAATGTCTAACTGGTTATTAGAAGATGAACCTAAAAGCAGTAACTGGCTTCTTGACGAAGAAGACACAGAGTACAATGTCTTAAGATCTGCAACAGTAGACTTCCTTGAGTCTGCTATTGGTGCTGGTGACGAGCTTGACGCAACAGTACGTGTTCTTTCTGGAGAAGCTGCTGGATGGTCTGAAGCTATAGAGCAGTCTCGTGCAGAGCTACGTGCGTTTGAAGAAGAAAACCCCAATGCGTCTAGAGCACTTAGTGCGGCTGGTTTTGGCGCAGGTTTGTTTATCCCCGGTATTGGTGTTGCTAAGATTGCACAAGCTGGTACAAAGCTTGACAGAGCGTTAAAGGTAGGCGGCTTGGGCGCTGCTGAAGGTGCGGCATACGGTTTCCTGAGTGGTGAGGGAGAAGGCAGACTAACAGAGGCAGGTATAGGTGCTGTGGCGGGTGGAGCTTTAGGTGGACTCGCTGGCGGCTTCTTAACGAAGAATGTTGATGAAATTAAAGAAGCTACACGTAAGCTTGATGCACAATCTGCTAGAGGAGGCGGTAGTCACATAGGTGGAGACGAGGGTTTTGTAAACGTAGGAAAAGCTAAAGAGTCTTCACGAACTGGGATTGATTATGACACTAGTGTAGCTCCTCGTAAAGTAAGGGATATTGAAGAAGGGGCTCTTGTTGGCGGTAAACTGTCTGGAGAAAGCGGGGTAGTTGGTAATGTGTTTCTAAGCACTAGAGACTGGTTTGTTAAGAATGTAGGACCAAGAGCAGCCAGACTCGCTGAAGACTCTGAGATAATGATACGTCATGATCAGCGTGAAATAGATGAAATTTTTGATTCAACTTTTTTAAAAGCTGCTAAAATATTTGACGACAATAAAGGATTAAAAGCTTTGTCGTTGCGTATGAACAGTTCTATAAAAGAAGACCGTAGAGTATCTTGGGAAGACTTTAACAACGCCGCTAGAACTCCTGAAGAAAAAGCAATGGTCAAAAACCTTAAAGACCAGATTAAAACTCTTCAGGGTTTAGACTTTGTTAAGCAAGGAGATATAGACTATTTTCCTACAAAAGCTATAGAAAAAATACCAACAAGGATTGGCAATCCTGATTCTTATGATAATCCTATTAAAGCATTAAAAGAGTACGCTGAAGACATATCATCAGCAAGAGCTTTGGCTTCTCGTTTTAATATAGAAATCAAAGAACTTAAACCTCCTCGTGAAGGACAAAGCAGGTTAAACGCTGTTATAGAAGCTATTGAGAAAGAAGCAAAAAGCCAAGGAGCTTCTGAAGAAGTAGCAGCTAACCTAGCTAACGGCTTACGTTCACAACTAGTTGCTTCTAAGCAGGGCGGGAACACAGTAGGTGCTGTAGCTAGACGAGTTACTTCTGCTTCTCTTTTGGCTAACCCAATGAACGCTATCCTAAACTTAGCTGAAGGAGTAACTGCTCCTATCTATCAAAACGGTGTCTCTGCTTGGGCTAAGACGTTACCTAAAGCTGTTCTGTCTACACTTAATGAAAACTTAGGTGTCGCTAATAAAGGCTGGATATCTAATAAAGAACTAGGGTTAGACAAAGACTTTATGGGAGAAATAGCTAACGCTGGTAAGAAGTCAATGAACGACGCTGCTGAATCTGCAAGCTGGACTAAACTAAACGATAAGTTTGTTCGTGGTGTAGATTACCTGAGTAAAAAACTGTATAAGTTTTCTGGTGTCCAGACTGTCAACAGGATGGGTCAAGAGATCTTAAGTAACTCTGCTGTTCAACGTGGTATTGACCTTGCTAACGACGGTTCTGAAAAAGCTTTAGCTAAACTCAGGAAGCATGACGGTATGCGTGGTTTAACAGAGGCTGAGTTTAAAGCTACAGTAAGCGCTTTGAAAGATAAAGACCTTAGTGACCCTTGGGTTATTAACTTTGCTGGTGCTGCAATGAACAAATGGCAGCCTGTTAGCGCAAGCACAATGCCAAAGGCTTTTCACGACAATCCCAATGGACGAATGGCGTACAGCATGTTGTCCTACATGAACAAGCAAATGAACAGCTTGAGAAACGACGTTGGTCAAAACATACTAAGGGCTAAAGACAAAGGCTTAAACACTAAAGAAGGAGCAGAAGCAGCCAAAGAAGCTATGCTCAACTCTGCTAAGTACGCAGGTATCTTTGGTGTTGCAGCAGGTGTCTGGGACGACTTCAGAAAAACTCTTGACTTGTCTAATGACAAGACTCTGGAAGAACTAATGACTCCTGAAGGCATAAGTTCTTCCATGATGAATCAACTTGCGTCTAACATGTCAAGTGGTCTCATTAACATTCGAGCAGAAGAATACGGTGGGAAACCTTTTGAGCCTATACCTGCTCCTATATCTGCTGGTTTTAGGTTAGGCAGTGGGTTGTTTACAGCAGGTGAAAGAGTAATAACAGATGAGCCTGAGCCCCTCACTCCACTACTACGTGCAGGTCAAACGTACCTCCCCGGTGTTGCCAACGTAGACAGAGTGCTACGTATGACAACAGGGGAACGCTTGTTTGAAAAGTTAGGTTTACTAGAGGACTAGATCTCGCAACTGTTGCCAACACAGGCCAACTGTTGTGACCCTTCGGTCATGTCTGTTTCCTCAACAATGTCCCACTCGATAGTCTTTGGAAACTCTTTGACTAGCTTCTGGTACGTCTCTAGGTCCACAGGCTCATAGGGTGCTTGCTGGTACGTATGTTCTGAGTAAGGTAGGAAGCTTATGCCACTAACCTTGTCGAACTTGTTGTACAACCACTGACCCACCTCTAGGAACTCGTCGTCTCTGTAGTAGCAAGTCATGGAAGGCTTGTGCTCACACCAGTAGTCCTGATACAACTCCCATAACTCAAGCTGCTCCATGGCTCCCATGTCAGTCGCTACTACAGCCTTCTTAGGAGACTTTATAGGGAACGAGAAGACCTTAGTAGTAGCAGAAGTCACGTCTATCTCCACAGGCACTCCAGCGGCCTCTAGGACAGCACACAGAGGGTCTCTTGCGTCTGCCCTTACTCGTCGTATGTACTGCTCTGAGTATCTAGGGTGGATGCCAGACGCGCTGTCCACCAACTGAGACACAGTACCGGAAGGCTTAACAGCAGTAATGGCAGTGCTAACATTGATGCCAAGCCGTAAAGCCCAAGTGCGGTTAGTTTTAATAGCCTCTTTCTTAAGCTCCGTGAGCCACTCCTGTAGTTCTGCACGACTCTTCCTCCCTGACATAACTGGATGGTCCATGATTCCTGTTAGTGATACACCTAGTAACGCTTCCTCTTCCGTGTTGTCCTTCCAGATCTTACGTAAGTACCTGAAGTCAGTTAGAGTAGCCTGTAGCGTCCCTAAGATGGCTGCAGACCTCACCTTTGCACGTAGAGTGTCCAGTGTGTCCTCTGCTCTGACTACTACTTCAGACAGGTTACAGAACTGGTACGGACGTAGGATGATCTCTGAACACGGGTTAGTACCGAAGTCAAAGCTGGCGTCTCTACGGCCATTCTTCTCTGCCTGACGTTGACTTGCGACACGACTAAAGACACCTCTTTCGCCTGACCGTGACTCGTACAGAGACTTCCACTCGTTTAAAAAGGCTTCAAAGTCAGGCTTCTCTGTGTAGCAAGCTGAGTTGTTAGCCAAGCCACGCTGAGGATTATCTACCCACCACTGCCCTGACTTAGCTCGTCTTATCCTGTCGTCGGTAAGATTACTGAGACTGATGAGGGCGCTACGTCTGACTCCTCCAACGACAACGATTTGTGCAATCTTACAGCAGAGATCGTGACACTCGATGGAACTAAGCTTTCTTCCAGCAGCGGCCCGAAAGACGTCAACGGTGAAGTTAAACAGGTCAACAAGAGGTTCTGGGCCAGACGCTCTACCTCCGAAGGTTTTAAGGGCTGACCCTGCAGGTCTAACTCCAGATACGTCCCACTTGGGTACTTGACCACTAAAGAGCATTGCGATAAGCTCCCGGTACGCTTTAGCCCATCCAATTTTGCTGTCAGCGACGTGTATAATGGTATCTGTGTCATGGAACTTTTCCGCAACCTCTGGTAGTTTAGTGATGTACTGGCGTTCAACGCTGAAGCCCACTCCAGTGCCACACATAAGTACGTACATCATTTCGTCAAAGGCTTTAGGGTGGTCTATAGGTAGATAGGAGCAGTTAAACCCAGCTACATTGTCCCTGTCCAGAGCTTCCCCTGCAGTCATCAGTGCCCTCATGCTGGGCATTACGTCCAGATTGTAGATACCGTCGAATAGACTCTTGGCTTCCTTTGTTGTCAGCTTCTCCTTACTGACCCAGAAGTCTAAGTAGCGGTCCACAGTTTCCTTCCATGTTTCCCTACGCTGCTCCTCTGGTAAGTAACGTGCGTAGCGGCTCTTGTGTATGTATTCTTGATATGCGTCCATTATAATTCGTATTCTCCTCCGGTTAATAGTGACATCTTAAGCTGATCCAACACAAAGTAAAGCTCTAGTGGGTCAATGTTAGTCGAGACTACTACAAACTCCTCCGACTTGATTATACAAAAGGCGTCTTTGTAGTCCTCTAGTTTCTCCACCGACATAATTGCGTCAAATACTTTAGGTACAGGTATCTTTTCTTCTTTGCCATTAAAGTTTCCCTCGATTACTTTCATTAGATAAGTTCCTGTATGAGTCTGTCTAAGTACCACTTGCACTTACGAAGGTCCTCTACGGGTTTTCCTTTGTAGTGGTAGCGCCATAAGTACTTCAGTGCATTACCTTTGAGGTAACCATGGAAGTCTTCTCTAGGCATACTTGCTTTGATTGCTTCGATAGCCTCGATACCTCCTTGGTTGTAATGAGGAGGTTTCTCCACAAGATCGACAGTTTTGACCTTGTTCCACTCCTCTGGTGTCGCTATGTCAATACTCATCTTCGTTCTCCTCTTCACCTTCTAACTCCTCTGCAAACTTTTCTAGCCTGTTGATTAACTTGTCTTCAAACCTGTCCAGTATTTCCTCTGAAGTTATTTCTAAACTTTCCAGAAAGTCGTCAGGATCGTAGGCACGTAGCAGTCGTTCCTTAATTTCTTCCATAGTTAGAGACATCTTTCATCAACTCCTCTACTGTGTCTAAAGTGTACCACGCAAGTCCTTCCTTGTCGCACCATTGGGCCATCGTCATCGTAGCTCCTTTTCTTATTTTCTTGTTTGGGTTCATGAGTACAAACACCAGCGTTTGACCTTCTTCCAAACTGTCCCTGACACTCGTGTACTTCTTGGTGTCTCCTTCCCTGAAGAAACCCTTACATTCAACTAGTGTATTACTAGCGATGTGTACGAAGTCAGGTCTATAGTTTCTGTGTATTGTGTAAGGAATCGTAAACGGTTCGTACTCAAAACCCTTCAGTACTTCCGCTGTGTGTTCCTCAAAGACACTACGAAACTTCGATTTCTTGGACCTTCGGCTCATTGTGTACCTCTACTAAATAACGTGGACCTGATGAATATGCGAACCCTCTGACCGAAGGCCAACACTCCTTTTTGTAAGAGCAGTAAGAACATCCTATAGCGAGTTTCTGGTTGCCACTCTTTCCATCTGCGATAGGTTCGTAACAAACGCTTGGTGGTTCCTTCTGCTCTACGACCTTTTTTATGTGTTCAATCCTTTCCCCAATGTCGTAGGAAATTAGGTCATGGATAGGAGCCTGTGTGTCCTCTGTATCGTACAGTAGGTACGTTAGGTGTCCATTTTGTTTGTCCATTGCCAGCCAGCCGAACTTGGTCTCACCTTCGGAGTGCGCGTATCCTTTGATCTGCGCCACGTACCCAAAAGGATCGTCATAAGCCAGTGTGCCTTCCTTGAACTTCTTGAAAGCAAAGGTGGACGCAGACTTCACGTCAGTCACAACCCCGTCAATCTTGCAGTCCATGGACCCTTTGATACCGTTGACCTCACACTTCTTCTGCTCGTCTGTCACCTCGTGACCCGCAGCTCTTGTGAGGAACAGTAGTAGTTCTTCAATGATGTGTCCATAGAGGAACTTGACGTAGGTGTGTGGCTGTATGTCTTCACCTTTGTCCACGTCGTTGTACACGTTCCACAAGTAGCGGTCCTCACGCCCTATGTTGGACATACGCAACTTACGTGAGTCGTCCCTCTTCTCTGTGAACTCTTGACGCATGAGTACCTTCACGGCTTCACCGAACTGGTCTATACATGCTTCAATGTCCACTCCTTCTGCTACTTCTTTGGACTCCACAAGTTTATATATGTCACTAACTAGGTTGTAAGTGCTTTTCATTTGTACTCTTCCGCTGTACTAGAGACGACAACTCTGGCCTCCTCCGGTGTGCATTTGAACCACTCGCCTCTACGTTCGTAGGACTTCTGTAGCTCTGTGTGTGCCTGTGATTCTGCTTCTCTTCGATTGTTTACATCATAGTAATATTGTAACACATAATCCCTAAAAGGTGAAGAAGTTTGGTAGTTATTTAGGCGGTCCTCAGCGTCAATAGCCATACCCACCTTTACCCAGTCAGGGAAGTTAGGGTTAGTGATGACGTACACCTGACCCTCGACACTCAGTTCATACTTAGCTAAACTACTGAACGCTGCGTCTTCAAAGTTCTTGTAGCGTCCGGGTTTGTACAAAGGGTGTCTTGTTGATATGTATCTACCGTTTACCCACATACGTCTAGGGTTATTTCTCTTATGTTGTTCAAAGTTTTCATACACTCTACATTTTTTACATCTGTGCATGTGGCCGTCTTTTGAGTTCTTGTTTTTATGGAACTCAGTCAGGGGTAACAACTCTTCACAAGTATTACACTTCTTCATTGTTTCTTGAATCTGTTGCAGCATGTCCTACTCCTTAGTGCGTCTCTGCCCATGTTGTTCCAACTTTGTACTCACCGTCCAGAGGACATCTCAAGTTAAACTCAATACCCGCAGCCTTGAGACATTCCACGGCTAACCAGCCGAACTTCTCAGCGTCTTTCTCTGCTACTTCTGTCTGCACTTCGTCATGGATATTGCCTATGATCTTGTAGTCCAGCTTCCATAGCTTTGCGTAGTCGTCCAAGATCACCAGAGCTTTCTTCATGACAATAGCTCCTGCAGCTTGTAGCAGTGTGTTCAACGCTGAGTGTTCTGACCTGACTAGGAGTCTCCTTCCGTCGAGTCCTGTGAGGTAACCTTTTGCTGCCGCATTTGAAACTCTTTCCTTAAGAGCTGCGAATGATGGCAGATTATGAAGGAAAGATTCTCTAAGGTTTTTGCCAGTCTTTCTACCTCCTCCAGCCACAGATCCAAGCTTTTCATCTCCTGCTCCGTATAAGAGGGCATAGATGAAAGTCTTAGCCTGATTTCTTGATTCAAGTCCAGCAAGTCGTTGATTTGTTGTGTGGATATCACCGTTAATGATTTCATTAGTGTAGTCCTCGTCCTTCATGTAGTGTGCCAGCATACGCAACTCAAGGCCACTGGCGTCAAAACCCACTAGCTTCTTACCTTCAGGCACAGTCCAGCAAGAGCGACACTCATGTCCATAAGGACTGTGACTTGCGGGTACTTGAGCCATGTTGGGTGACTGGTGTGTCATGCGTCCTGTGACTGCTCCGTTGCTGATGACTCTACCATGGACTCTACCGTCTTCCTGCACGTGCTCTAGCCATGAGTTTACCTGTGCGTATCTTTTCTGCAGCATCAGGTACTCACTCACAACTTTTGCTTCCGGTAGATCAATGGTGTCTAGGACTGCTTCGTCAACTATTGGGTTGCCCTTCTCCGTGAGTTTGTCGAAGCTAACCCCAAGGCTCGAAAGCCTCTTCGCAATCTGCTGCCTAGAACCCACATTAAAAACTTCAACCTTGTCTTTAAGCCTCTTGCCCGTCTTCTCTGACCATCTTTCATGGACGATTGGCGGGAACCTCTTCTGTAGTATCTCCTCGATGTCATTCATCTTCTCCTTAAATGTGGCACATAAGTCTCTTGCTAAAGACTGGTCCAGAAGCCAGCCGTTTTTCTCTTGCTGCTGCACTGCTACTTGCACTTTATGCTCTAGCTCAATGCTGGCAGGTGAGAAGCAGGTCATCCCCTGCATTAACTTCTGGTGTACTGCTTCCGTTACTTCTACGTCTCTGATACAGTAGTCAATCATCTCTTGTGACAACTGAGACCAGTCACTGTGGTCACCCTTTGGGAACCCTAGCTCATTACCCCAGTTCCTCAGTGAGTGTCCTCCTGACTTACTGGGCTCATACAAACGTGACAAAACCAGCGTATCGATGATCCTGTCAGAAGCCACTGAGACGCCCCAGAGACGCTCTAGGACAGGGATATCGTATCCTATTAGGTTATGCCCAACGACGCTCACAGGCCTTCTCAGTGCGTCTAAGAGGGTGTCCGGAGTGGTATGGACGGTAGAAACACCATTTTCCCGTGTTACTACGCACCAAATGGTGTCCGGAGTCAGGCCATTGGCTTCCAAGTCCAAATAAATCAAAAGTCGTCTCCAACGTGGGGGTTAGGTACTTCGGTGAGTCTGCCTGTTGTGCGGTCATAAGCAAGCCAACAAGCAGGACCAGTTTCACCAGTGTAACGATTCTTGAGGACACGTACTGTTGTTGTGTTCCTGATGTCTTCGTTTTCATGCTGCTGATCTCGCTCCATGCCTATAACTATGTCTGACAGTTGTGCAATCGCCTGTGACCCTCTGAGTTCACCTAAGCTAATCTGAGCACCGTCTTCGTGTGCACGTCCTTGTGACCTACGTAAGTGTGACACGAGGAACAAGCAGATGCCTGTCTCTGCCACGAGTGTCCTGAGCTTAGTCATGATCTCGTCGATTGCCTTACGTTCGTCACCGGACTCCTGAGAAGAAACAACGATGCTCAGGTGGTCCAGAATCACGTACCGACAGTCCAGAGCCTTAGCCATGTACCGCACACGTCCCAGAAGGTTGTCAGCAGAAGTAGAACCCCAGTGGTCAAACAGGTAGTACCGCCCTGTACCCATGGTTGATTCCCAGAAGGGTCTCAGGTCTTCAACCGAAGTGTCTTCCTCTAGGTGCAGAGGTCTGTTCGCGGCCACTGACATGATGCCCAGTGTCGTCCTTGACAAATCCTCTTCCAGCGCGAGCACACCAATGTTACCTTCGCACCGCTTGAGTAAGTCGTACTCGATCTCACGTATGAATTGAGACTTACCCATGCCGCTGCCACTGGTGATGGTCACGAGTTCGTAGGGACGATGGCCTCTAGTGATGTGATTCAAGCCTTCCCATGGGTAAGGGACTGACTTGACGTTTCTCTTTTCAACTAGGTTTTCCCACGTGTCCGTACCAGCGACGATACCGTCGGGTCTGTAGACTTTGGCGTTCCACCATGCCTGAGTGAAGTCCTTGACCCTGTTAGCCATGAGCATGTCGCCAGCGTCCTTGAGTGGTAGCTTGACGATCTTGAGCTTGTTGGGGCTAAATAGGTCCTTGACTTGATCTACTGCTGCTTCTCC